CAGTTCAGCAATTTTTCGGTACTTTTCTTTTTCAAGCTTAGTGGCCATTGATGTAGTCTACTGTTAGCTGTTCTAGCTTTTCTGCGGATTCTGCAATATCTACGCTTAATTCAAGCATTTGTGTGGGGTTTGCACCTTTGAGTGATTCTTCATACATCTTGCACAACAGTTTAAGGATTAAAAATTCTTCGGCTACTTTTAATGTCATTTTAAAATCCGATCTTGATTACGGTTTGATACTTCTAAAGTTTGCCAAGTGGCGTGTCTAAGGCGGGCAGCTTCCAGTTCCCACTTTAATTTCTCTGCGTTTTCCGTAGCCGCACCAATGGCTTTACACAAATCCTGATAATCTTGACTTCGATACGCCTCACGCTCCTGCGCCCCGAGAGAAGGTTCAGTAGTTTGTGCCATTTTAATAGCTTTGAGGGAACTTTTATACGCCTCGAGTTGCGCCAATTCGCCTTTTGCTTGTGCATATTTGCCTGCGTTTTCTAATATAAAGTCTATACATTTATTGGGGTCTATCTCTCTCATCGTGTTTGCATCCAAAGTCCAATGCTGCCTATGGAATAACCTAAAAATGCTACACCTAAACCCATGTTATCTTTAAAAAAAGAATCTATGGCAGTTAAAAAATAAATTACACCTACTGATGCTACTAACCATGCACTCATTTTTTTCCTAATCTCTTTTTAATTAACATTTTTATTTCCGCTTGGGTATCGGGGTTTTCTTCTATTAACTTAACCACCGCATCCCAGCCACGCTTTTTTGCTACACCAATATACCAATCTACCAAGTACGCTTGTTTAACTGCTTTGGGCCTATGTATGATCCCGTGAATCATTCCTGCAAACGGGTCAGGCTTCAATTTGTTTTATTTTCTGACTAATCCTTGATCTTAACGCCTGCCAGCCTTCACCAGCATAGGGAGTTATACCTACTTCTTGTGCTTTTTTGATAGTAAGTTCTTCTGTAGCGTAAAAAGGCAGTTCGGGTTTCTTTAACGGTTCGATGTCAAGTTCGTCATCATACCGTCCAGCCCTTAACCAGCTTGCAGGATATGGTATGTAATCCTTAGCTGTTTCTTTTACTTTCCAGTATTTGAGATGCTGTGGCAGGGCTTCTATGGCTTTCTCTTGTTCATCGGCAGTCATAGACCGCCAAGCTTTTTCCGCGTCTTTACGCGCCATCTTACGGGGGTACAAACCATAAAACACATCAAATGTCATTCTACGCCTTGAGTTAATAGTTGAATTTTAGAAATGATGTCATAAATATGTTTAACATCGTTTAAAGATAGCTGACCAAGTAATTGCAAAATTTTAATTACCGCGATGTCGTTGTCTAACGGCTGGGGTTTAACTATAGTTTCGATCATTTACTTGTTCTCTTAACGCGGCACATTCATTTTCCAACATTTTTATGTGATCTGCTTCTTGATTTTCGGCAAACTTCAAAATAGGTTTATCAAGGGCAAGCTTGGCTAGTTCAATATAACGATCAACCTCTAACCTATCTTCCCCACCAATAGCAGCTTTACTATGACCTATAGGCTTACCCATCGTGTCATAGAAAACTTCGCGGATTTCAAAATAATCTTCGTATTTGTTGCTCATGTTTACTAATCGTAGATTCCAAGACATTTCGTACTCCAATCTAGTTAAGATATTTGAAGTATATGTTAAGTTTGCTTAATGTTTATAGGTGTTTACCCTATGTGTTGTATTTTTGCCATAGGTTGCCCAAAGGTGATAAGCACCACATCTATTCAAGAAGTTAAATCCTGTACTTGAACTAATGCTACCGAAGTTAATGTTCAATCGATATAAGGTTTGTCTATCACCATTGTCCTTATAACTTGTGCTGTACCCATTTAAGTCAGCGCGGCTTGCTATCAGGTGTAAATAAGCCGATGTATCCTTCCACGCCACCCAGTTAGGTGCTTAATATCGTTTGGAGTACGAATGGGAATAGGGATAAAAAAAGGGTTTTAGAAGTAACTTTATGATAGAACGGCTTGGGAAATGCCTCTTTACTTCATTTCCTAAACCCACAAAGTCACTTCTAAAACCCTATTTATCGAGTGTTCTATTCCTCAATGTGTCTATTGTATACCAAGTCTTTCAAAATTAAAATCCCCGTGAAAGCCAAAAGTCTTAATATTTGACAATTCGCGCTCAAAGCTAAAGTACCTAGCCAGTTCTTCGGGTGCAAATTTAATGCCTTGATTTTCTAAAAAATCCCTGTTTACATGGCAAATTAGGTCATCCTCGTTCTGATCTATGTATACAAATTTAGGCTGGGCGGTTAATTCACATAGTTTTTTTGAGCGTAGACTAAAGCCCCCGTTGCCTACCCGTTTGCCTTCTTCGTGCCAATGCCATACCGCGCCAATGTAGTCATAGTCTAAAAAAGTAGGATGCCAAGCATCAGGATTAATAATGTACCCATCCCATTGCACAATTAAAACAAAGTCCGTGTGAATGTGTTTATGTAGCTCTTGGATGATAAATTTGCTATATGCTTGACGGCTATTGATTTGAAGGTCATTTATAAAGACTTCCCCGCCAAAATCAAAATATTCCCTACATTTGTCAAAAGCTTTTTTAGCGCGGTCAGGTTGCACCGAATCAATACAACATAGCGTAATGTTGTTTAATTTAACTCGGGCCATATCATTTTATAAGAAAGCGGAAAAAGGTTTTTTCTAGACCATAAGCCGTGACTTTCCTTTTCTAGCGTGGCGGCTAAGATCACCAGCTTGTCATAGGGAATAACCCCATTTTGCCACATTGATACGGCTGGAACGCTTACACCTACTAGGTTTGCTACTTTTGTAGGGCCACCCAAAAGGGCAATCATTGTTCGTGTTGAAGTTTTATCCATAAGCTATCTTAACATTTTTACAACAAATTTCAAATAAAGTATTGCAATCCTATTTAAGTTGGCTTAATATCTAAATACGGCAAATGCCGTGATAACTAGGAGAAACTCAAATGAGTGAGCAAGAGCAAGACTTCAACAGCTTCCAAGAACATTTGGAACGCATCTTTAAAGACCTTGATGACGGTGTCTTTTTAACAGCAGATGAAATTGGTGACCTACGCTATGCGTGTGGACTGCCATCGCCAATTCGTAACGCTAGTGTACCCCCCGTGTTGCGTGATGTTATTAACGATTTCAGCAATTGTTTTGGCAACCCTTTAAATAATTTTCCCTCAATATGGACAAAAAAATGATTATTTCAGATAACAGCAAAGAATTTAAAATAGCCCCAGCAGGGCTTCATATGGCACGGCTATATAGCATTATTGATTTAGGCCACCAAGCTACCGAATGGGCTGGCGAAACCAAGATTATGCACAAGGTCGTATTGACTTGGGAATTGCATGGCGATGACGATACAGGCGCACCTTTAAAGACCGATGACGGCAAGCCGTTAATTGTTTCCAAGCGTTATACAGTCAGTCTTGGGGATCAGGCGCGGTTGCGTCAAGACCTTGAAAGTTGGGGCAATAAAAAGATGACTACAGAAGATCGTAAGAATTTTGACCTTAAGTCTTTGTTAGACAAGTTTTGCATGGTTAATATTACCCATTCAGAAGATGGCAAATACGCCAATATTAGTGGTATTTCTCCTGTTCCTTCTGCCCTTCGCGGTGCTATCCCAACAGGCATCAATCCGACTAACCATTTTTGGTTGGCAGAGTTTGACCAAGCCAAGTACGATGCGTTGCCAAAATACTACAAAGAAAAGATTACCGAAAGTAGTGAATGGCGCGGTCAGCAAGAGCGCGAAAAAAACGCACCTAAGATTGAAGATGACGAAATTGGGGATATTCCTTTCTAATGAGCCACAATAATCAAATGGCATTTGTTAAAAGTGTTCAGGGTTGTTTTCCTGACGCTTTTACAAACAAAAAGGTATTGGAAATTGGGTCGTTAAACATTAACGGTTCAGTACGCCAATTTTTTACTAATTGCGAGTATTTAGGGGTAGATTTGGGTGAAGGTAAAGATGTTGATATGGTCTGTAAAGGCCATAAGTTACCTTTTCCTAACCTGTCTTTTGATACCGTTATATCTTGCGAATGTCTTGAACACGATACACATTGGGAAAAAACATTTCAAAAAATGTGCGAATTGTCTAAAGATTTAGTGATTATGACTTGCGCTACTACTGGCAGACCTGAACACGGTACTACAGCAACTAACGCAGACGCAGCACCATTTACCAACGACTATTACAAAAACCTAGCTATTTATGATTTTGTTGATAACTTTGATTTTCACAACATTTTTAAGCACTTTGGATTTGCTGTTAATTCTGACAGCCATGATATTTATTTTTGGGGAAAAAAATGATTGTTAAAGAAAAACAACAGGATACAGGTCATTGGTATACCCGTCAGGGAACGCCTGCTTATACCACCATTGGAAAGACAGGGGAAAGACCTACCACCTTGCGTGATGCAAGGAAAGAAGGGCTTTTGCCCAGCACTACCACAATCATTAATATCTTGGACAAAGCGGGTTTAACTAACTGGAAGTTACAACAAGTTTTATTATCCGCTTTAACGCTGCCTAGAGAGCCACAGGAAAGCGAACAGGATTGGTTGGCTAGGGTTATGAAGGACAGTCGCGAAACGGGCTACAAAGCCGCCAATCGCGGTACTGAAATTCACGGCATTATTGAAAGCTGGTTTGAACAAGTGTATATGCCTGAAAAGCCAGCTTACCTTGATGCTATTGATAAAACTTTAAAAAATGCGTTTGGTGAACAGGCATGGTTGTGCGAAAAATCGTTCGCTCATCCGCTTGGCTACGGGGGTCGTGTTGATTTAATGGCAAAACCAATCAACGGCAACGGTACTGGCTATGTTGTAGATTTCAAGACAAAAGACATTGATTTGGACAAAGTTGATGTATATTTTGAGCATGAGTTACAGTTAGCGAGCTATCGCGAAGGCCTAAACTTGCCCAACGCACGGTGCGCCATACTATTTGTCAATGGCACGACTAACCAAGTAAAATTAGTAGAAATAGAAGAAGCACAACTTCAAAAGAGTTGGGATTGCTTCCAGCACTTGTTAAGGGTCTATCAGATCAAGAACAACTTGTAATAACGGGGGAAAGCATCACGGAGCAAGTACCCCACCTATTTTCTTTACAATACCAAAACTTTTCTTTACAAAATGCCCCGTTCGGTAACTTTTGTGTAATTTATGCTACTTTTTTATACATATTGTCGGTAAATGTATAAAATACCCTACATTTTGTATATGTTGTATTTTTGCATCTTAGGGTTTTCCTTAAATAAAAAGTATTGACAGGGTTAAGGTAGCTTAATAAACTAGGTGTACTCAATAACGAGTGAGATAGAAAAAGGAACAACAAATGAAATTTAAATTACAGCACAAAAATGGTGGCGAAGTTGCATATCGTGCTACTGATTACTGGTCTTTTCAACAAGATTTAGACGCTATTCCTACGCAAGAAATTTGCGATTACACATTTTTCATTGACGGTAAATTAGTTTCTTTTAAAGTTGCAGAAAAATGTGTTCAAGATTGTATTGATGCTTTTATTGCAAAACGCAACGCAACAAAAAAACAAGTTTGGGCAAGAAAACAAGGCACTCAAGGCAATTTTGCAAATAACTTTCAACAAATTTGGGTGAAAAAATAATGGAATCAACAGCACAACGCACCAGCCGTATTGCATCAGAAGATCGTGGCGCACATTCAGCATACGCCCACGCACAAGACTTTTTTAATGGCCTAGCAACATACAGCATTGAACCTAACCATAATGGTTTTTATGTGTACGAGCGTACACCGCATGGTCAGCTTTGCACATCAGCCAAAACAACGGAAGAAGCACAAGCAAAGATTGAATCTTGGAAAAACACCGAACTTAAAAATGGATACAGAAAATCATGAAAGACTTTATCGGAAGTTGTTTACTTGGGGCTTTGCTAGGTTGTATGTTTGCATACGGTGTACCAGCTAAAGCGCAAACTTACCCCGTTACTAATGCAATGGGCTACAACATGGGTTCGGTTCAGATACAAGGCAATACCGCCCAGTTTGTAAACGCAGCAGGTTATACAACGCAAACGGCTACCATCTACCCTAACCAAGTTATTATACAAACGCCAAACGGTATAACAATTAGCGTAATCGGTAATACAAGCTATTCAATACCCCCTAGCCCACCAACAGTACCAACGGTGAGGGTTCTCCAATGAAAGAACTTAACGCTTACGCTATGGCAAAAAGTGGCGAATATAACCCATTTATGCAAGCTAGAAATAGCGATCCTTACACATCGCATTTAGCGGCACAGGCTATGAACCCATCAATTCATTACGATTTAATTATCGAAGCTTTAAAAGTATCGTCAGCAGGCAAAACTTTGATTGCTGAAAGGGCTGGATTAGACCATAACCAAGTATCTCGAAGATTAAATGAATTACAAAAACAAGGAATTATTGGTTTAACTGGCAAGACTGTTCAAAGCGGTTCAAACCGCAAAGAAAGGGAATGGTATTTAATATGAACGCAAATACATTAGCCGATGAATTAGATGACATAGACGCTTACGAAAAGCATCAGACCTTACTTGGAAAAGCGTCAGATATGCTACGCAAACAACAAGAAGAAATTGAGTATTGGAAAGAAAAATTTAACAAGGCTATGGAGTTAAATAAATGAGTACACGCACAGTAGGCATGGTAGGCAAAACCTTTAAATCGGCTTCTGAGGCGTTTAAAGACGCTGACTATGCAACCGCCATAGAAACACCAGCAGAAGGCGAATATAGCTGGTTTTGGGGCTTTGTGGGGGCTTTAATTGCCGTAGCTGTATTTGGGTATTGCTTTTACTTAACAATCAGCCGTTTTTAAGCATTTGTAACGCTTCTTGTTCTTCCCTGTCTACCCGCGCAAGCCATCCCTTGCCAAAGATAGGAAATGACTTTAATGAACGGTAGTATTCCCGCCTAGTTTCAGAGAATTTTGAAATAAGAGTTGCGTTATTACTTGAGGAAATAAGTTCTCTTGTTTTAGGGCCAATAACTCCGTCAGGTAGACATCCAATAGCTGACTGAAGCAATTTAACGCTTCTGCCTGTCCCTGCATTAACTCCCATTGAAAACACAAGATAGTTGATTCCCCTAGATAATACTTCTCCATAACAAGGCTTCCAGTATCGTTGTTCATACAATGGGGCTACATCTTCCTTAGTTAAGTTTTTAAGAGTTGTTACGGGATGTCCTACCCATTCTTCCCAAACAGCTTTAGTAACGCCTAAATTTGTTTCCCCGCCCGAATCACCAGCAAGACCATGTGATCCCGTCCATCCACCCTCTGATTTTAAGACTAAATCTAAACATTCTTTAAAACTCATTTAATGCCTGCCACTTCTAGATACCAACGCTGAAGTTCCGTAAGCATCAAGGTAGTTTGGGCGCAGTCAGCAAGTAAGTTGTTGGTGGGGATAAAAGAAGTTGGCTTGGTGGGATCGGGAACGCTGGACAAGCTGCTGGAACTGGATGAGCGCACCCCGTTAGCATAATACTGGCGTAGCAAATCCAATTTAGCGGTATATTCACTTTCTATGCCTTTCTTGACTAATTCGTGTTGTTTTTGGATGGATTCAACTTTTGCTTCTTGAGTTTTAGCAGCGTTACTAACTTCTCGTTTGTAGTCGTTAAAATCACGGTTGCGTAAGCCCCAACCAGTAGCAAAAGCCCCAAGTAAAATAAAAACAGCAATACCAAGTTTTGCATAGTCAATCACTTTATAGGCCCAGTAGTAAGAAAGCGCAGTACAGCAACAATAATGCCAATGACAACCAAAATAGAGCCATAGTATTTTTCATTAATAACAGCTTGTAAATAAGAAAAGTTGTCGAATAGTGCACCAAATACTACTAACAATAAAGAAAACCACATTGTCTTGGATTTGAGTGCGTTCATTGTTTGCCAGTAATGTAATGGGCTACAAAACCTACAAAAGTAGAAAAGGCTGACACAATGGCCATTCCTGCCCAAAAGCCACCACGACCCTTATTGGCTAACTCAAGCAGTTGCTTAACATCCTTACGCAATTCAGCTACTTCGTACTCCATAGCTTCTACTTTTTGCCAAGTTACGCCAAATTTTACTGGGTCGATTTCCACAAGATTACTCACTTTTTAGTTGTTTTAGTTTTCTTAGCGGCAACTTTAGTGGCTTTTTTGGCAACTTTTTTGGCGGCTGGTTTTTTAATAGGAAAGTCAAAAGTTTCAATTTTGGGTGTAAAGCCAAACTTGTCTAATATCCATGTAAATGTAAAGTTCATAATTAAACCGATGTAATTGTTTGCCAAGCGCTACCGTTATAAACACACAACTTTCCCAATGTGCTGTCAAACACAATTTGACCAATAGTTGCTGTTAAAGCTAATTTACCGCTAGTTGTCAGCGTAGGAATTGTTGCACCATTTGTACCATTAAGAACTAAAGCCATGATTACACTCCAGCTTTAAGACTACGCAATTCGTCTAATGTAGTTGCAGAGAAATTGGTAATATCACGCAAACGCTGTTTTTCAGCAACGATAGCGGATGTATCTGCACCAGTTTCTAATGCTCTTTGGAAAGCTACATCCTGTGCGGCTAAGAGTGGTTCTCTTTCGCTACGCAAACGCTTCTTAGTGATTTCTGTAGCTTTAGCTAGGCTAACTTCTACTTTGCCGTCTACTAATTCCCAAGCGTCAAAGAAGTCATTGTCTGTTGGTAGGTCAGAAGTATTAACAATTAAAGAACCAACAGGGGTATCTTTAGCTTGTACGGCTTCAATTGAGATTTCGCCAGTAGGGATGCAAACAGATACACCGCCATTGTCGTTAGTAAAAATAATTGCTTGTGTCATTTTAAGTCCTTTAATTAACGGAAGATTGCTGTGTAAACATCAGAATAATCTGAATAACTGGTGTTATCATCACAGGCAATTCCATAAACAGATGAAGTTTTTGTTACTGTGCTTGATTGATAAACTCTTTGGTTATTATTAGTGCCGCTTTGTTTTATAGCAACTAATATTACATAGTTTGTATCTGCCATAGCGTTAGTTAAAGTAACTGTGTATTGCCCTGTTCCTGTTCTTGTTACAGAAGATACATTGTAAGAAGCCCTGATTGTAGGGCTTGCACCGCTGCTTCCGTTTATATTAACCCAAGCCTTTGCAGAGCCTTGAATACAGTTAGTAGAAGAAGTGCTATTAGTGCCGTCTGAAAGTGTACTTATCGTCAAAGTGCCAGCCATGATTTATCCTTAAGAACTAAATAGAGAAGTTGATACATAAGTTGGGTCAAAAACCGTTCCACCACTATTTGCACAAAGTAAATAAGTAGATGTTGTTCTAGCCGAGCTAGAATTCTCGTAAATAACAGCAGTATTTCCTGCCCCTAAAACAAAACTAGATGCTGTTGCAAAATTTGTATTTGGTACTGCTGTTGTCAAATTAATTGTGTAAGCCCCTGTTGCTGTTCTTGTTACAGAACTTACATTGAAAGAACTATTAACTGTTCCTGTTGCTCCAGCAAAATTTACCCACGCTTTAGCAATACCAGTCATGCCATTTTGCGTGGCAAGAACTCCTGTACTAGCTCTTAGTGTGTCGATTGTTAATTGACCAGCCATAATTTATCCTTAGTTATCAGTATTTTAAACGATTACCCATACTGCACCAGTAGAAACTGTAACTGTAATACCAGTATTTATAGTAATTGGGCCAGCAGAAGAAGCATTTTTAGTAGCTGCAATTGTGTAATCTACTGTTACTGTTTGGTCATTTAAGTTAAATACTTGGTCAGCACCACCGCCAGTAGCACCACCACCTAATGCACCCCAAGCACTATTAGCATAGCCTTCAAATTGGTTTGTAGTAGTGTTGTAACGAATTTCACCTATTGCTGGGCTTGCTGGTCTTTGGGCAGTAGTTCCGCTAGGAATAAGTAAAAACCCTGTACTTGTAAAGCTAACATCACCATTTGCGGCTAAAGTGGTAAATTTACCATCTGCCCTTGTGGTTGTGCCAATAGTAGTGCCATCAATAGCACCGCCTGTAATAGCTACAGAATTAGCGTTTTGAGAAGCAATAGTTCCTATTTGACCATAAGCAACCGCATCAGTAGAAGCAACAGCATTACCAATGTTAGTAATCTTATTAGTACCCATATTTAATGGGCCAGTAGCCGTAGTTTGTCCATCTGCCGCTAAAGAGCCAGTTAAAGCTGTAGCAATATCTGTAAGGGTATTATTAGCCCATGTAGAAGATATAGTTGTGCCTGTTACTACTGGATTGCCAGCAGGTAGGGTATATGTACCCGATCCGTTTCTACTCATTTGTTGCTCCTTGTTGGGCGGCTCTCATAATTAATAATTTTGCCAGCTTTCTTTGTTCAGAAGTACCTGAATTTGCCAAATCTAATACTGGGCGCGCTATTTGACCTGCTTTATAGGTTGCTTCACCAACTAATCTAGGGCTTTGCAATGGAAGTGTTGCTAAAGGTGCTAAACCAGATGCGCCAATTGTCATTGCTCCTGTAATACCGCTTCCAGCCGTGAAGCTTGGAATTATGCGATGCAAACCTCTTGGCACATAAGTATTTAAAGCTTGACCTGCTAAAGCTGGCATTAAATCTACGCCCGCTTCTTTTTTAAGTATGTCAGCCAATTGTTTTCTATATTCAAAACTTGTATTTGCGTTATTTCTAGTTAAAGATTGTAATTTTCGTACAGCAGCATCTACTGATGTTTTATCACCCAGCCCTAATGCTTGCTCAAGTTCTCGCTCTAAACCCAAAGATTCTTCATAATCTCGCATTGTTTTAGCATAATTAGGGTCTTGTTTAACAATTGTTTGTTTAACTTTGCTGCGTGTTTGAGAAAGGATTGACTTTGCTTCCTTGGACATATCATTACTATAAAGATCATCAATTCTGCGTTTTAAAGCATCTAAACCTTCA